GGCACGGTTCTCGGGAACATGCTGGCGGGCCTGCTCAACATTGTGACCAAAATCCTCGAGACGCTCAACAAGCTCCGCGAGTTTGGCGATTGGGTTGACAGTCATTTCCCCGCCCTGGCCGCGCTCGATCGCCGCGCCGGATTGGGCGGTGGAGTAGCAGCATCAGGTAACAACTTGGTCGGCTTGCGTCCGACCGGCGCAACCACCGGCTTTCAGACCTTCGGATCGCCGGAAGAGAGCATCGCCGCGGGCGTGCGGCAGCTACAGACCAACATGGATCAGCACAAGATCACCACGCTGGCCCAGCAGATCACGCGATGGGCGCCTCCGAGTGAGAATGACACTGCGGCCTACATAAAGGCTGTTGCGGCTGAGACCGGTCTTGATCCGAACGCGCCTCTCAATGTGCACGACAAGGAGGTGGCACGGCAGGTCATCGCCGCGATCGCCCATCGTGAGACCGGCCGTTCCGTCGCACCCGAAATCGTCTCCAGGGGCGTTGATCAGGCATTCGCCACACCATCAGCCGGCCTTGGTGGCGTCAGCCAGAAGGACATCGATGACGCAAATAAGGCTTCGCAGAACGTACTCTTGCGTCAGAGGCAGCAGAATGAAGCCGAGCAAGGGCAGATGCAGCGGAGCCTGGATGCGGCGTGGAAGCGCGCTACAGATGCCGCAACTGCTGCCACAGGGGCGGGCCGTGATGTCGGCACAGATAAAGACTTCAAGACCGCATCGGATCAAGTCGTCTACTACACCCAGAGGCTCTACGAGCTGCGGCACCTACACACCGATCTGATCACCGAGCAGCAGAAGCTCGCTCGCGGGTTCCAGGATCAGGTCATCGTCCTGAATCAAACCGGCGCTGCGGCAAAGGAGGACGCCGACATTGAGCGGCAGTTCCAAATAGCCGCACGCGGCAACATGGTTGATCAGGCTGCTCTTGGGAATGCGCTGAAGGCAGCGCAGGACAAGCGCACCGAAGCGATGCACGAGAGCGTCAGGGCGATGGACCAGGAGACGGTCTCCCAGAACGCCCTGGCTGAAGCGACAGCGCAAGGAGGTAACGCGCTCGACCACTACATCAACTTCGAAAAGGCCAGGATCATGGCCTTGGATGTCGCCAAGGTGGGCACCAAGGAGAACCAGCAGGCGCTCGAGGAATATCTCGGGATGCTGGAGCGTGCGACGGATGCGAAGCGCACCATCGCCGCAATGACCATGATCCCCGAATACGAGAAACAGAACGAGCAGCTCGAGCTTGAGGCGAAGCTCATCGGCGCGTCGACGGATGAGATCAACCGCCAAACCGCCGCGCTCCAGGCTCGTCAAGCCATGAACCTCAAGGCCGGCGAGACGCCAAATGCCGGTCAGCAACGTGCGATCGATGCCGCGAAAAACTCGGCCGACATCAAGACCTCAGTCGATCGGCAGAAGGCAGCGTATCAGGAGCTTGAGAGTTTCGGCACCGAGGTCTTCGACACGATCGGCAACGCCATGGCGGATAGCTTCAAGAAGGGAGCCGACGCCGCGAAGGTCTGGCAGGACGCACTCGGTAGCATCGTCAACGAGGTGATCAAGGAGTTCATCAAGCTCGCCATCCTCAACCCGCTGCTGAACAGCATCTTCGGCGGCGGCCGTCCCGAGATCGGCGATGTCGGCAATGCTGCGGGCAATCTTGGCCAGGGCGGCAGCGGGACCGGCGGTGGAGGCGGCGGGCTGCTTGGTAGCCTGTTGGGAGGCGGTGGCGGGACTGGCGGCGGTGGCAGCAGCGGATCATCCGGCAGCGGCGGCAGCGGTCTCCTGGGCCAGATAGGCGGCCATGCCGGTGGTCTCTTCGGCTGGATACCCGATCAGGTCTTCGGCGAGGGCTTCTACAAAGGCGGTGGCTTCCTCGGCCAGGGCTACCTCGGCATCACCGGCAGCAGCGCTGGCCAGGGGTGGTCGAACGCCGGAACCTGGGCCGACACCGGCTCCTACGGCACTCTCGGCGACGCGGGCCTCTACCACTCAGGCGGCATGGTCGGCCGCGATGCCGTGCCCTATCGCATGGTCGCGTCGAATGCTTTCGATTATGCGCCGCACTTCCAGCAGGGTTTCGCCAACGACGAATTCGCGGCCATCCTGCACCGCTCCGAGCGGGTGCTGACGGCGAACCAGAACAACCGCCTTGAGAGTGTCCTCAACAACGTCGCGGCCGCTGGCGGTGGCCAGGACGGTCGTGGCGGCGGTGGAAGCGGCGGGAATGTGGTGATGAACATCACGACGCCTAACGCGGACAGCTTCCGCGCATCGCAGTCGCAGATCACGGCGCGCGCCGCGGCGGGGCTGACCCGAAACCAGCAGCGCAACAGGACATGACGCTGTGGCGGCATTTCACGAGATCCAGTTCCCAACATCCATCAGCATGGGCGCCGTGGGCGGTCCGCGCTTCTCGACCACCGTCACCACGCTCTCGGGCGGCACTGAGCAGCGCAACATCAACTGGGCGAAAGCCCGCGGTGAGTGGGATGTCAGCCACGGCCTGAAGACCGACCAGCAGGTCGATGAGCTGTTGGCGTTCTTCCATGCGAGGAACGGCAAGGCCTACGGGTTCCGCTTCAAGGACTGGTCGGATTACAGGTTGCCGCGCTGGATCGACACACCCGGCGATCTCGTGCCCATCCCGGTGCTCTTCACCACCGACGGCACCACGAACACCGTCCAGATCGTGAAGGTCTACGGCGACACCGCCGGGTTCTATGTGCGGCCGATCGCCAAGCCGGTCCCAGGCACGGTCCAGATGCTCGACAACGGCGTCCAGACATTCGCCTTCACCGTGGACAACACCACCGGCATCATCACCCTCGGCACCGCTCTGGCACACACCACGGGGCACCATATCGCCGTCGTATGTGAGTTCGACGTCCCGTGCCGATTCGACACGGACGACATGAAGCTCACCACGACCATGGTCGATAACTTCTCCTGGCAACCGATTCCGATCGTGGAAACGCGGGAGATCAAATGAAGACGATCTCTCCGACGCTGCGCACGCATCTCGCACAGCCGATCACCACCCTTGCGACGTGCTGGCAGATCATCAGGACCGATGGTGAGGAGTTTGCCTTCACCGCGTTCGACGATGACCTGGTGGTCGGCGGCGTCACCTATTCGTCGATCGCTGGCTTCGTCCGCACGGCCATCCAGACGAATTCAGAGGGCCAGGTCGACAACCTCGATCTGATCGGCTTCCTGCAAGAAGACGGTATCACCGAGCAGGATCTGAAGAACGGGCTGTTCGACTACGCCAGCATCTACGTGTTCGTGGTGAACTGGGCCAACATCGGCCAGGGCATTTGTCGCTTGCGTCGAGGCTGGCTGGGAGAAACCACGATTTCGCCGGCCGGGATCTTCCAAGCGGAACTGCGCGGGCTGACCCAAGCGCTCGTGCAGGAATTCGGCAGCGACTACATGCCGATGTGCCGAGCCGACCTCGGCGACGCGAAGTGCATGATCCCGATTAAACCGCCGCCATGGTCAGCGCACCAGACCGTCAAGCAGGACTATCATGTCCAGGCCCTGACCCAGACAACGGACGACCTGAAGGTGGCCATCTTCCGGGCGCAGGGCGACGGCACGACTGGCGCCACCGAGCCGACATGGAACACACCCATCGGCGACACGAATGCGGACGGGTCCGTCTCCTGGATCTCGGAGCCATTCTGGCGCGGCATCTTCGTGGTCGAGACGGCAATCAGCCAGCGGCAGTTCATCGCTCCGCTCAGCATCCCAGCCGCTCCGAACATCAGCTCCACCCACGCCTCGGTGTCCTTCAGGGACAACGTCAGCACCGGCACCGAGATCACCGTCTCGGACGGTACGATCAGTCACTCCTACTTCTGGCCCTACGACCAGAAGGGATCCGATGCGAAGGATGCGTTCTACAACTACATGATCGACCACACCGACTGGGGCATCACGGTCACGACCACCTCCAACGTGGTCTTCTTCGACAATGCCTCTGGCCATCCGGGCAGCATCACCAAGGTCGGTGACACCTTGCGTGGCATCGTGATCCAGGACTTTCAGGCGGCGCCGTTCGATGGCGGCACGGTCACCTGGATCGATGGCCAGAATGCCGGTCGCTCGATGGAGATCAAGTCCTACGACACCACGACCGGAACCATCATTCTGTGGCTCCAGATGAACTATCCGATCGAGGCCGGCGACAAGTTCTTCTGTTACCCTGGCTGCGATAAGCGGCGCGATACCTGCTTCAACACCTTCAACAACATCCTCAACTTCCGCGGCGAACCCGACATGCCAATGGTCGACAAGCTGCTGAGCTACCCGGACGCCTGATGACGCGCGCGGAGGTGCAGGTCGAGGCCCGCAAGTGGCTTCAGGTGTCGTATTGCAAGCGAGGGCGTTCGTCTGACGGGGTGGACTGCGTCGGCTTCCTGGTGATGGTGGGGCGAGCCTTCGAGGTTCCGCATCAGGACGAACTCGACTATTCCGAGTGGCCGCAGCAAGACCTGCTGATCCTCAAGAAGCTCGGCCAGTTTCTCGACCATCTCCCGCCATCAACGCCGCTGCCTGGCACCATTGGCGTGTTCGCCGAGCGGCGCCTGCCAGGGCATGTCGGCATCTTCAGCGAGAAGCATCGCGCCGTGCACCTTATCCACGCGCGCATCAATCCAGGCTGCGTGCTCGAGGAGCCCTGGCAGCAGATACCGCGCGGCCAACTGCGCCTCATCGGCTTGTTCGGCTTTCCGGGGCTCGAACTCTAATGGGCCAGCAAGCTGGCGCGAGCGCCTTCGGTTTAGCCGGCACGGTCATTGGATCGTTCTTTGGCCCGGTTGGCGGTGCGATCGGCGGGCTAGCCGGCGGCCTCATCGGCTCGCTGATATTCAACCGCTCTGCCAAGCCACTGATTGCCGATGCACAGCTTGCGACCAGTGCCTACGGGCATTTTATTCCGATCCTCTACGGACAGGGCCGGTTCCCGGCGACGGTGATCTGGGAAACCGACATCGACACCAAGAAGCACGGCATCGGCAAAGGGTTCGGCAGCAGCACATACAGCTACCATCAGTCGGCCGCTTTCGCGTTCTGCCAGGGTGTCGCACGCCCGCTCAAGCTGTGGCTCGATGGAAACCTCTTCTATGACAACACGTCGACCGACCCGCACGAGCTGTCCAAAAACACCTTCGCCATTCGCCTCTATGAAGGCGCGGAAGACCAGCTTCCTGATCCTCAAATCGCCAACTGGGTGTTGAATCACGTCCTGCCGCCCCATGCATGTCCAGCGTATCGCGGGATCGCTTACTTGGTGTTCGACAACATCGACCTCGCGCATTACGGCAACCGCATGCCCAACGTCACCGCAGCGTGGGCGACGGACTGGGATGATCTGATCATCACCAAGAAACTGGTGCGGAGTGCCAGCAACCCAATCGGCTCCCAGGTCGTCCAGTCGGTCGCCATAGATTGGGCAAGCTCCAGGGTCTATCAGATCCAGACCCCGCTATCGTTCCCTGATCAAAGCGCCGCAGTGCTGACCGTCTTCGACATCCTGTCTGGCACGGAGG